TGTGATGACGATGTAAGACCGAAAACACATGATTGGTTTAAGCCTTACATTAATTCTCAAGTCAATCATTTGTGCTTGACATTTGATAAAAAAAGCAATAACATCATTTATAGTCCTTCAATAAGATTTAACGGTGAACATGAAGGATTTATGACATATACCGCTCCTAATGGATGTATGCTTTATTTAAAAAATATATGTCTTCAGGTAGCTGGCGGAATGAGACCTCAATTTGGCTTGTGGGGATTTGAACACGTCGAATACAGTCAAAGAATACATGACTTAGGATTAACTCCTAAACCATTTATGGATGTAAAAAATAGTCTTGATTTATTTGATGTTTTAGATTGGCGTTTTGCCGTCGATTCGTCTTTATCAATTAATGAAAGAAGACAAAGCGGTAAAATAAATTTAAAGCTTTACGAAGAGTTCTCAAAACATCCTGAATTTGTAAACTACAAATGAGAATATTTTACTCAAATCCTTTTAGTTTAGACAAAGACATTGGCAAAGCCTACAACGAATACTTGGCCAGCCTAAATGCAAACGACGAGGATTGGATTGTTTTACAGGACGGCGATATTTTGTATCTGACTCCTGACTGGGGCAAAAGAATAAACCATGCTTTGGCTTTAGATGGAGACAAATTTGGCTTGGTTGGATGTTATACCAATCGGCTAAGGTCAAAGCACCAATTGCACGGTAAAGCCTTTAGCAACGATTTAAACATTAGAAATCATTACAATATCGCTATGTCATACGGGGGGGGTGGGGTGCAAGAAATTAGCGAGTACATTGCTGGGTTTTTTATGGCCTTTCAGTACAAGACCTGGAAGAAAATTAAGTTTACAGAAAATAGCTTAGCTTTTGATTCTTTGTTTTCTATGAGAGTTAAAGAGCTTGGCTTAAAGATTGGTTTAATCCGTTCGCTTTACGTTTTCCATAGTTATAGGCCTTGGACTGATTTCGAGCCTTGGAATGAGAAAAAACATTTAATGAAATAAATAGTATCTTTATGATAAAATTATTAATTGACCTAGCACCCTTTCAGAAAGGCGAAATATTGACCGTAGGCAAGACCTACGACACATATTTGGTCGACAAAGGATTAGCGGTTTGGATTAAAGTGGACAAACAAGACTATAAGAAAAAATGAGCGTAATTAGACCCGTAGACATAAGATACAGTTTCCAGGTAGCAACGGAGCCAATTACTTTGGCAGAGGCTAAGGCTTGGATGCAAATTGATTTCTCAGATTGGGACACCTTGATTACTAACGAACTAATCCCAGCGGCTAGAATTGAAAGTGAGAAGGCAAGCGGAATGCTTTATGTGGAAAGAAATGTCGTTGTAACAGATAATAAAACTGGCCAAAGAATTTACCCAATTGGCCCTTGGGTTGCGGATGTAACAACGGACGAAACAGAGGTAGCCAATTACACCTACACGGCTGGATTTAATAACTCCAATCCATTGCCTCAAGATTTGCACGTTGCGATGCTTAAAAGAATTGCAACGGATTTTGCATTTAGACAAAACCTAATCACAGTACAAGAGCAATACGCTCAAAAGGCTAGTATTTCAACCGAGTTAAAATATAGAGCGGACTTATTTGTATGATAAACTTTGGAAAGTACGACCAAAAAGTTGAGTTTGTGACTTTTTCTCCAGTAACCGACGGCGCTGGCGGAACGATTATAAGTCCAGCAACCTCTTTAGTTACGTTTGCATCTGTAACACAAACAAGAGGTGGAAACGCTTTAGAGGCTGGCGAAATGGTATTGCCAAACACTTTGCAAATTGCAATTCAATACCGAGTCTCTTTTATTCCTAGCGAGAATTACCAAGTCTATTACCGAACCAGGTATTACAAAATTACTGGCGTTCAATTGGATGAGCAACGCCAGCACAAAGAGTACATTATTAATATGGTTGGAGTGTAATGGCGGTTACGGTAAAAGGCTTAGACGGGGCTCTAAAAGACTTGGACAAGCAAGAGCAAATTGTAATTGATGCGGTTAAAGATATTTTGGCAAGTACTGCAACCGATATTGAGATTGAAGCAATTAGAAACGCTCCTAGTAGTTGGCAAGGCCAACCGCTAAATATTAAGCAAAGGATAGACAAAGTAGTTGAAGACAACGGTTTAGCCTGGAAAGTTGGAGTTCAATCGGGAGACCCTGTATTTGAGATTGAGGCTTGGTTAGAATTTGGCACAGGATTAAGCGCAAGAGAGATTTTGAGCAATCCACAATACACGCAAGAAGTTAGAGACATTGCCAGGAGATTTTACCGAAACGGACAAGGCCGTATCATTGGCCAGCCTTATTTAATGCCAGCCTTTTTTAGGAATACTGCTAACTTAGTGACCGATATTGAAAACGAAATAAACAAAGATTTAGGATGAGAGAAATAGCCACAGACATACGAATAGCGGTAATTAATGCAATTACGCCTTTGACTCTTAGCGGAGTTACTTTGCCCGTTTACGATACTGAATTACCGCCAACGATTAATCCAGCAAACTATGTAAATTCGGCCGCTTACGTTCTTATAACAGACCAAAACGAAGCTGAAACAACAAACAACGATTGCTCGATTAGACAAAACGCAACCGTACAAATTAATATCGTTACCAAGTTTCCACAAGGGAGCGGAGGTAAAAAGCTTTCGGAAAATATTTCCAATGCCATTCAATTAAAAATGACTTTGGATTATTTAACGTTTCCAGCCGATTTGCAAGTTTTAGAGATTAGAAAAAACTTTAGCAGAACACAAATTGAGCAAGGTAGTAGCCAAATAGCTTACCAAAAAATCTTGTCTTATACCTTGGATATTTTCCAAGTATCTTAGTAAATAAAAATTTATGTATATTTGTTAAAACGAATAAGCAATGGCAACATATCAATTAGGCAATTTCTTTACTTTCGAGTGGAACAACCTTCCAGTCGTTTGTAAAACCTCCGCATCTGTTTCAATATCCAATGAGTCCGTAACCGTGAGAAACGATTGCACGGGCGATTATGGTGTAAGACTAGAAGGCGGCGACAAATCAGGCTCTTTCTCTTTTAGTGGAGACCTAGATTTTGCATCTACTGGAGTTTCTAACCTTTCTGCATTTGACTTGATGGAAGACATCGGTAAAGTGTTTGAATTGGTATTTGGAGGCACTGAATCAGGTGACAAGATTATCACTGTTGATGCTCAGTTAAACTCCCTTGAAATTACTGCTGAAAGAAACTCTCAAGTATCTTTCTCAGGAACTTTCGATTTTGCTGGCGCTCCAGTAATTAGCGTAATACCAACCTAAACTAAATATATGGCTAAATACCATTCAGCTCCTTTTAAAGAAGGGGAGATTTTCTTTTACCCAAATCTTGGCGCATTAGCTAATTTTGAAGACTCAACAGGACTTGGAATTGCTGACGCTTTCAATACAGGAAGCATTCCTAAATTAGAGTTTATTTATGCTTTATTACTTGAATGCCACAAGGTTGCTTGTATTCGTAAATCAGTAAATCCAATAAGTTTAGAAGAATTAAAAACTTGGATTGACGGCAAAGAAGTAATGAAGCTATTTAACGAAGTACTGGCAGATTTATTGCTAGAACTTGGTCTTGGTTTAGAATCTGAAGAAAAAAAAAGGTAACTGAACAGAACGAAGAGAAATTAAATGCTCGTGAGTACTTAATGCTGGTTGTAGGTAGGACAAAAATCCCCTATGACCAGCTTTTTGCTTTATCAATAAAAGAATTAAACGCCTTAATTAGAGGGCATGAAATAGACCAAAAAGATTTAGTAGAATCAATGAGAATTCATGCAATCATTGGTTTACAACCTCATCTAAAAAAAGGCACTAATATATTGCCTGAAAAAATTTGGCCATTGCCTTGGGACAATACACCAAAGCCATTGGAGTCAACTCCTCAAGACTTTGCTAAAGCAAAGAAATTGTTGGAAATTGCAAGTAAACTAGAGAAAAATGGCAAATCCAAAAATAGAGGTTGAAATAGGTGCGGTCATTGATGGACTGCGTTCAGGATTTGGGGAATCAGTAAAAATTATTGAAACCCTAGAAAAACAGGCTTTAGAACTTGAACAAGCTTTAAAGGCTGCGACAACTTTACCTGAGATTCAAGGATTAAATGCAAAACTTTCTCAAACTAAATCCGCATTAACCCAGCTTAAATCATCAGGTGTAGACCCTTTGACAAAAGCCACATCAAACTATAATGCAGTTGGTGTTAACTTTTCAAGACTAATTCAAGATGCTCCTTTTGGAATTATTGGTGTAGGTAACAACATTACCGCATTAGCTGAATCATTTCAACAAGCTGGAGCGCAAGGTCAATCCTTTACAAAGATTTTAGGTGGCATTTTTAGTGCTGGAAACTTATTAACTCTTGGAGTTTCTGCTTTAGTTACTGGTTGGACACTTTATCAACAAAATGCAACCAAAACAATCAGCTTAAACGATAAGATTAAAGAATCTTATGATGAGATTGCTGATAGTGTTGAAAATGTAGCTAAAAAATTGGCAACATTGGATTTGGTTAACGAGGTAATAACAAAGCAAATAGACGAAGTTTTAAAGCTAAACGATTCATTAACTCTTTTTAATATAACTGCTGATGATTTTAGCAAAATCACAACAGAAGCATTTTCAACACTAAATGAACAACAATTATCAGGAATAAAATCCTCTTTATCAGAGTTAGCAAATGACCAATTAAGAATTGTTGGAACACAGTTAAAGCTTACAAGAAAAGAAGCGGTTCAATTTATTGAAGGATTAAAAGGAAATACCAGTGCTTTTGAGTCTTTAGACCCAAAGATTAGAGATGCAGTTCAAAGCTATAACAATTTAAGTGAGAAGATTAAGGTAACAAATAAACAACTAGATTTTTACAATGATAAGTCTGACAAAGT